AGCACCCATATACGGACAAGGTGTACCGGCCATTTCCATTGCTTGAAACACTCTAGGATCCTGACACATTAATGATACTGCGGCTACTTTCATACCCATATCATATATTGTTTTGGACAATTTAATTCTCTCACAGTTCATATCTCTAACAGACTTACCACCTGATATACCAAATACTTGCCCCTGAAACGCACCAGACACACCAGTTGTACATAAATCTTGTGAATAACTTGACCCTATGCTTGGTGCAATTGCACTAGCAGGTGGTGCCTTTGTAGTGATCTCTTGTTTAATAGTCTGATCAGTTTTGTTTATGTTGGTGTTATTATTGGTATTAGTGTTCTCATTTTTGTTTTCAGACTTGTTGTTAGTCGTTACATTAGAATCACTGGTACTAGTTGAAGTATTGTTATTATTATTGGTATTGTTACTGGTCGTGTTATTGTTATTCGTGTTAGTATTGTTTGAAGTACTATTAGAATTTACATTTTGGTCAATAGTAGAATTGTTGTTATTCGTGTTAGTGTTGTTCGAGGTACTGTTTACCGTACTATTGTTGGTATTGTTATTGGTGTTGGTATTGTTGCTTGTGGTATTGTTGGTGTTATTATTTGTATTAGTATTGGTATTAGTCGAAGTATTATTATTGGTGTTGTTGTTGGTGTTGTTGTTGGTACTTGTCGAAGTATTGGTATTATTATTTGTGTTATTATTGGTATTATTTGTATTAGTATTGGTATTAGTCGAAGTATTGGTATTGGTATTGTTATTAGTGTTGTTATTGGTATTGGTGTTAGTATTGGTGTTGGTGTTAGTATTGGTGTTGGTATTAGTATTGGTAGAGGTATTGGTGTTAGTATTGGTATTGGTGTTTGTTGAGGTATTAGTATTTGTATTTGTGGTGGTACTCGTAGAAGTACTTGCTTCACAATTTTCAGTTCCTGCTGTACAGGTACCTGTTGCTTGTGCAAAAATGTTTTGGCTGGAAAACCCGACACTAAATAAAATTAGTGCGACTTTTAATAGTCTCATGTGCATAATATATGTATCCTTAATCGTAAGTTTGGTTCGCACTAGTATTTATGATTTTGGAGTCAAAACTCCAACTAGCCCTTGGAGTTTTAAAGTAAGCATATGAACAAGAGATTGTTGTTACTCAGGTCCCTAAACTTAAAAGTCGCACACCTTTAAGTTTTTTATAAATGGGTAAATCAGGCATAAATACTTATTGACATAGGAAGATATTAGTGTATAATAGATTCATGTGTCATGTTTTTAACAAAACTAACCTAGTGAGACTTCGGTCTTGCGACAACACATATAGAACTAAACTTAGGCATACATTAAAGGAGAAAACATTATGGCCAGTCTAGCAGACATCCGTGCCCGTCTCGCGGCACAAGAAAATAAATCATCTGGATCTAAGTATCCAATATCTGACGGAGCGATATTCCCTCATTGGAAAATGGACGAAGGAGCATCTTGCTCTCTGCGTTTCTTACCCGATGCGGATTCAAACAATTCGTTCTTTTGGATTGAGAGACAAGTTATTAAACTACCGTTTAATGGCGTGAAAGGTGATCCCAATGTGAGACAAGTAACAGTACAAGTACCGTGCGTAGAAATGTTCGGTGAGAATTGTCCTGTATTAGCAGAAGTTCGTCCTTGGTACAAAGACGAAACTCTAAAAGAAATGGCAAACAAATACTGGAAGAAAAGAAGTTATATCTTCCAAGGTTTTGTTCGTCAAAATCCAATTGGGGAAGACAACACTCCCGCGAATCCTATTCGTAGATTTGTTATTTCACCTCAAATCTTTCAAACTATCAAAAGTTCATTGATGGATCCAGAGATTGAAGAATTGCCAACTGATGTAATGCGTGGTCTTGATTTTAATATCAGAAAGACTACAAAAGGTCAGTATGCTGATTACTCAACATCTTCATGGTCCAGAAAAGAATCTGCTTTAACTGATGTAGAACAAGCGGCTATTGAAGCACATGGTCTATTCAACTTAGCAGACTTTTTACCTAAGAAGCCAAGTGAGTCAGAACTCAGAGTCATTAAAGAAATGTTCGAGGCATCAGTTGATGGTCGTCCATACGATACTGACAAGTTCGGTGCTTACTATCGTCCATTCGGCGTAGATGCACCTGCAAATGCAGAGAAGAACGATGAATCAACTTCAAGTGCCCCGGCACCCGCAGTTGAGACACCTGCCCCAGTCGCAGAACCAGTAGTTGAAACTGCACCCGCAGTAGAAACTCCTTCAGCGGCCCCAGCAGAAAGTTCTGAACCATCTAGTGATAAAGCACAAGACATTCTAGCAATGATTCGTGCAAGACAAAACAATTCGTAAGAGTTGTAAGTCTGGGGGAGGAAACTCCCCCATATTTGTAGGAGAAAAACAATGACACTACCAGACGAAAGATTTAGAGCCCTTAAACAAGGGAAGAAATTATTAGAAGAACTTTGCGATCCAGGAAAAACTCCACGTGTACCAAGTCTTATCAGAGATAGGGCAAGGGCGGCACTGAGACATTTCCCTGCTGATTACGATTTCGATGACATGGCTGAAGCCTGCCCAGAAATCTTGCAAAAGCCTTCTAACTCTAGTAGAATTAATAACAAACAATCTAATCAATAGGAGTTAACGTGGCAAAACCATTTGACGTTTCCAAATTTAGGAAAGACATAACCAAATCCATCGACGGCTTGTCGATAGGATTCAACGATCCAACTGATTGGATCTCAACAGGTTCTTATGCATTGAACTATCTTATCTCAGGAGACTTTAATAAAGGTGTTCCTCTAGGTAAAGTAACAGTCTTTGCAGGAGAATCAGGTGCAGGTAAATCATACTTCGCCGCAGGCAACATTGTAAAAGCGGCACAAGATCAAGGTATCTTTGTAGTCTTAATTGACACAGAGAACGCACTTGATGAAGCATGGCTACAAGCATTACAAGTAGACACTTCAGAAGAAAAACTTCTTAAGTTAAGCATGAGTATGATTGACGATGTAGCAAAAACTATCTCAACCTTTATGAAAGATTACAAAGCAATGGCAGACGAAGAACGTCCTAAAGTGTTATTTGTAATTGACTCATTGGGTATGATGTTGACACCAACTGATGTTGATCAATTCGACAAAGGTGATATGAAAGGTGACATGGGTCGTAAGCCCAAGGCACTGACATCATTAGTAAGAAACTCTGTTAACATGTTCGGAAGTTATAACGTTGGACTTGTTGCAACTAATCATACATATGCATCACAAGATATGTTTGACCCAGATGATAAAATATCAGGTGGTCAAGGCTTTATCTATGCATCAAGTATTGTTGTTGCTATGAAAAAGATGAAACTGAAAGAAGATGCCGCAGGCAATAAGATTTCAGAAGTCAAAGGTATTCGTGCAGGTTGTAAAGTAATGAAGACTCGTTATGCAAAACCTTTCGAGGGTGTGCAAGTGAAGATTCCTTATGAAACAGGTATGAATCCTTATTCAGGTCTTGTTGACTTGTTTGAAAAATCAGGCTTGTTAACTAAGCAAGGCAATCGTTTAAAATATATCTCACAATCTGGCGAAGAAGTTCTCAAGTTTAGAAAGCCTTGGGAAGCAAATGAAGATGGTTGTTTAGATAAACTTATGATAGAATACTCTGAAGTTAAAGATGCAATGGATAAAGTAAATACTGAGGACGATGCATTAGAGACAGTAGAGGAATAACATATGAATTTGAACGATTTGGCTAGAGTATGGGTAGTTATCAAACCTTCAATCGAAGATGGTGATATCCATGAAGCGGCAGATGTATTAGTTAATCACTTGATTGACGAAGGAATGTCTGCACAAGAAATTAAGAAAGCCTTTAAGGATGATAAAAAGATCAAGGAAGCATTATCTTACTTTTCAGAAGACGAAGATGAAGTTTGGGAAGAAGACGATGATGACTATGATGAAGTTGATGAGTGGGACTAGGAGTATTACTTGAATTGGTATACACGTATTAGCCATGATCTGTCAGTAATACCTGACTTCATTGCACATTACGAAACTGAACTATTATCTAGTAAAAAGGATTGTATGGTATCTGGTTATGTTGAAAAACACATATCAGCACTGCCAGGAATTACTGAACATCGTTTCAATCAACTACAAGAGATTGAAGCGGTGCTCAACCTTCTTAATATCAAACTGCGTAAGATTCGTAGAACTCACTTTCAGAAGTACCTAGAGAAGTATCAACGAGCATTGACCTCACGTGATGCTGAAAAGTATGTAGATGGTGAAGATGAAGTCATAGACTTTGAATATCTAATCAATGAAGTAGCCCTGCTTAGAAACAAGTATTTGGGTATAATGAAAGGATTAGATGCAAAACAATGGCAAATGGGTCATATTGTCCGTCTCAGAACTGCTGGAATGGAAGATATTCAAGTAGATTAGTCGTAACCTATTGATTCTTATAGGCGAAATAATGGCAAAATAATGGTAAAAAGGCTTGACTTTTGGGTCCTTT